AGACCCTTGTTCGGGAATAGGTGCCGGTCTGTCTTGTGGTGGGTCAGGATGCGCCCGGACTCGATCACACGAGGATCACCGATCATTTCCTCGTAGGGTTCGAGGATGGAGGCGGCATCGCCGTAGAGGGTGGCATTCACCGTGCCGGTGGTTCCCTGATAGGGGTGCAGCAGTTCGTTGACCCCCATCACCTGATTGTCCGAATCGTCGCCGTCGATGCGGATGGTCCGGTAGTAGTCGGATTCCTCGAAATCGTGGCCGGTGATGTCCGCGCTGCCGTTGGTCACTCCAAGCGTGATGGTTTGCGGTTCGGGAAGCAGGATGCTGCCGGTGGTGATCTTCGAGTGCGCCGGGGCTACCGAGTGCATGCGCTGGAGCGCCCCGTTGATCGCATCGAGGATTTCAAGGCGAGCGTCCGATGTCAGGTCCGTGAAGGATTTCACGTCCAAGTCGCGGACCAGTCGGTTGGCGAATGAAACGGCTTTCATGCCTCTTTCCCTCCTTCGCGTTGGTTGAGGTTGTCACCGGCCTTGCCGGGAAGCGGGTCGGCAAGGTTCAGTTGAATCCGGGCCATCTGATACTCGCGGTCGATGGTCGGCTTGAGGTCTTGCTGGCGGAAAAGGTAGAACGTGGACGCCTGATAGCGGACAATCGGCAGGATGAGACTTTCGACGTAGCGATGGGGGATCGGGACAATCGGGCAGCTTCGCAAGTCGTTGGTGACGTAACGCGGCGGCTCAAGAACCACGTCGAGGTTGTAGGTGATCGGGTCTCCGGTGACTTCCCGGTTCACCTTGAACGTCATCTTGGCCGGATCGGATTCCGAGGATTCCGACTCCCTCGCCACATGGTAGGCGACCGGCTCGTCAGCGGTGTCTCCGTCGAGGTAGAGGTCGGCAAACGTCTCAAGCTCGTTGATCGTTCCGACCGGGACCAAGGGGAGCTTGGTATCGTCGCGTCGGCACGGGCCGATCACCGACTGGATGGCGCGGGGAAGTTCTTCCGATGATTCGCCGTCGTTGAGCGTGATCTGGACGGTGGAGCGCGACCAGAAATGCCGTTCGTCCGCGTTATTCCAGACGAGTTGCATCGCGTGGTTGATGTCGTGGATCGCCCGCTCAACCGCAAAGCCCGGCGCGGTGTTACGGCAGAAGATTCCCCACATGCCGAGGATCTGATCCACGATGTCGCAGATGGACAGCCCGTGAGAGTCGGACGCGCCGGTCAGGTTCAGTGACCCGGTGAATGCTGAAACCGGGTTTGCCGACATGATGGCGCTCGCGCCGGTCAAAAAGAACTCGCCTTGGAACGTGGCCACCGGGGCTGCGCCCAGCGAGTTGTTCCCGCCGGTCAGGGCTGGCGAGGCGCTGAATGCGCTGATAGGATGCCCGTTGACCGATGCCGTTGCGCCAGTCAGCACGGCCGAGGCGTTGACCGATACAAACGGGCTGGCCAAGAAAGACTTGGTTGATCCGGTGAGTTCGACCGACGCTCCGACCGCGCTGATCGGGGTGGCGGCAAGTGACGACACAGACGCCACCGTTGCTGCCAATGCGGCAACGAATGACGCTTGAGGGGCGGCGTTGTAGCTTTGTGTCGCCATCGCTGGGTGTTATTGCAGGGTGACGGTGAACCCGCTGTCCGGGATCAACGCAGTGTCGCCAATCTGAACGGTGCGGCTGGTGCTAAGAGGACCGACAACCAGGAGATTCCCGGCGGTCGCGTCGTCCCAAACACCAAAGGCGCTCAGGGTTGCTTCGCCGTCCAGCACGCTGGCAGTGAAGGTTTCGGCATCGGAGTTGACGCATGCGCCACCGGATGCCGCGTCAAACGCAGCGGCTTGGCGGTTGTAGGAAGATTCATCCCATTCGGTGATCGACTCGCCGGATACCGACGTGCCGAGGCCAAGATAAACCGTTCCCGCCGGGGTGTAGGTGGGTCCACCGAACACATGGTCGAGCAACTTGCGCTTGGTGAAGTCCGTCAGTCCTCCGCTGGTGGCGTTGGTAACGGTGATCGAAAGCGCCCCGGCGGCGATCTTCGGAGTGTCGCCGCTGGCCACATACCGGGTCGAGGAAAGCGAACCGTGCATCAGCATGTTGGTGCCGCCGCTGTTGGTGTCGTAGATCGCCCAATGGGTGACGCTTCCCCATGCCGCCGTGGCGGTCGGGAAGGTGATCGTGGTGCCGTTGGTCTTGGTGGGCGTGCCGGAAGCCGCGCACTGCGGGAAATTGACGTTGTTGTTCGTCACTGCCGCACGGGCGTAGCTGCCGCCGGAAACCTCGCCGGATACACCGCTTTCGCCTGGGTCGGCGGTGAAGAGGGCGAAGTAAAGCGTGGCGGGCTGACTGTATGCGGAGTTCCGCAACAGGTGATTGAGAAGGGCGTTTTCAAGGTAGTCGGAAAGGGCGCTCATAGGGGCAGTTCTTCCACTGGTTCAGGTTGAGTGTCGGCTTCGCCGGGTGCCGGTTCCGGGGCCGTCTCTTCGGCCGGTTGGTCGTCCTGATTGCCTGCCAGCCACGATTCGACTTCCTGGCGGAGGTCTTGGTGGGCGGCGACGATCCGCAGTTGCTTGTCCTCACCGAACAGACCGCCGATGCGTTCGTCTCCGACGTAGATCGACTTGCCTTCGAGGCGGAACTTGGAACTGGCGGGAACGGCGGGCGCTTCGGGTTCCGGGGTTTGTTGAACCACCGGCTGCGGAGCGGGCTTGTTCATCTCCTCCAGCTTCGCTTCGTCCACGAGACGGACGGAAACGTCGTATCCGAGGTTTTGCGGGCGACGGTCGAGCAACCGGGTGGCGGCTTTGTTGAACTCGTCCATGTCGAGCGCACGTCCTTCCAGCACGATGGGCTGATTCGGGTAGGTCAACGCGGCGAATTGAGGCGCATGCACGAATCCTCCGACGCGGGGGATGTGGTAGCGCGAACGCGAGGCGAGGAAGATGATGGCTTTCATCGGGGTAAATCAGGAAGGAAAAGGGTAAGGCGGGACCGCGAGAGGGTGAGTCTCGCGATCCCGCCGGGGTGGGTTAGCTGACGGTCGGCAGTCCAAGCTCCGGATAGTTCAGAGCATGGGTGAGCAGTCCGACGCCGACGTGGCGACCAAGGCGGTCTTCACGGAGGCACTGGCCAAAGACCGAGGTGATGAAGCGGTCCATGATGAATCCGCCCTCGTGGTCTTGCTGGCTGCGATGGCCGCGATACTTGCCGTATCCGCGCATGATGCCCGAGCGCATCAGCATCGGGGTGTGGCCGATGGGGACGCCGTAGCTGTTGCACGGAATGATGGTGGCACCGACAGGGTGGTCGTCGGTGTGCTTGCCGTTCCATACTCCGGTGTCCCATGTCACATTGCCAAGCGTGCTGACACGACCAAGCCATGGGCCAGACGAACCGCCAGCGGTCGCGCCAAGTCGTTTGGTCAGAACGATTGTATTGCCGTTTTGTCCAGCAGTGTAGGCATACATGCCGATCTTGCCGGGGTCGGTGGTCGCGTTCTTCGGGTTGATGATAAGGAGGTATTTTTCCTCAGTCGCATCAGCCGGGGCTTCAGTGTAGGCATTTGCAGACGAAGCACTGGTGTTGCCCAAGAACTTGTAGCGGTAGCCACGGAAGTACTTGAACCACAGGGTAGTGGTATTTGTCATGGTGCCGCCGCCCTTGATGGTAAGCGCGGTGTTCCCCGGCGAAATCGCCTCGCCCAAAACCGCCTTCGGGTTGAGCGGCGAACCGATGGCACCCTTGCCGTCGTGGTCGATGGGGTTGTAAACGTGCAGGACGTGGCCGTCGATGTCGCGGACGGTGCCGCTGAACAGGGTGTTGGCCGGGCCGCGCACGTCGGCGTTGCTGTTCACCGTCTTGTAGTCCGGGTCCAGCTTGAGGCTGTTCATCGCCGCTTCGGTCGGAATGACGATGTTGGACCAGATGGGATACGGCGATCCGGGCTTGCGGATGTCGGCAGGGAGTCCACCGAGCGGCTTCATCACTTGGCCGAGGGTGGTCACTTCGTCCCACGCGAGTACGTCGGCGCTCTTGAGGGTGTTGAGGGTCTTGCCGCCTGCGTAGAAGATGTTCTCGCTGTTGAGCAAGCGGACCATGAGCATGAAGGCTTGTTCGGTCTTGAGACGGCCGAGCCACTTGCCCTGCTCCACGTTGAAGCGGGAGGCGATTTCGCCGCGCATGCCCATGATTTCCTCGGTGCGTTCAAGGTTGCGGACGCCGTGACGCGCCCAATCAACCAGAAGCTCGAAGTCGGACATCAGGATGTCCTCGAAATCGTCGGGTCCGTTGAACAGTTCGTCACCGATATGGGGTTCCCTGTAGAAACCGGAAAGGACGGAGAAGGTGATCTTCTGGCCCTTGCCTTTGCCGAGGTCGGTCTTGACTTGGATCGGAGCATTGGTGCCGGTGCCTTCCAGCTTTTGCAGGAAGTCGGTGGATTGCTCCGCCATGAGGAAACCCTGATGCCAGAGTTTGCGGACGGAATTGGAAGCCATCGTGGCCAGCGCGGAGCCGGTCAGATTGGATGATTGGTCGAAGTTAGGCATGGTCGTAGTTGGTGCTTGTTGGTTCAAGCGCCCACTCGATCAGCCGAATGACTCAGGAAGTTCCGTCGCCGTTATGCGATGCCAAGTTCGGCCAGCAACTTGTCGTATGCCGCCTCATCCGTCACGCTGGCAACGGCCTGGTCAATCTGCGTGACCGCCGTCGTGGGCGCGGTTGTGCGGGCGTTTCCGCCTGCGGGTTGGATGGGACGATTCGCGTTCGCCTTGGCGGCGGGTTTCGCGGGTGCGGCCGGGTCTGTCATCGGAATGCCGAGGGCAACTGCTGCCTTCTTGGCGAAAGTCCAAGGGGCATCAGAATCAAAGGCCAGTGGGTCTTCCATCTGTTTGTGCCGCTCATGCAATTCAGCCATCTTCTTTGCAAGAGGGCTGTCATGTTTGGCTGCATCTGGATAATACTTGATGGTCTTTTCCTCGCTTTTCCGGAACGCTTCGTAAAACTTCTGCTCGGCATCCGCCTTGGCTCGGGATTTCTCCTGCGCCTCCTCGAAACGAACATCCTCACGCTTGTTCCGGAGCTTTTCGATCTGCTTGCCGATGGCGGCGGCGGACTCGAACTCAAGGTTCGATGTCTTCTCCGCCTGTTCTTCAATCAGACGGTCGATCTCATCAGTGATGGATGCGACGGTTTCGACAGCCTCCTGAGAGTCTTCTTCCTGTCCCTGACGTTCCGTGGGGTTCGGGGCCGGTTGCTCACCAGCGACGATCTTTGCCGCGTCGATGAGAGAAATGCCCTTGGCCTTGGCGAGTGCCGCCACGGCGATGTCGAGGGGGTCTTTGAGGCGCGGACGCATTTGGGTGACGGTTTCGCCGTCGCCTTGGTCGCCATCGCTTTCGTCGGAAGACTGCTCGGTCGCTCCCTCGTCGGCGCCATCAGCACCAGATTCCTGCTCCGATTGGTCGGCGTCGGCCAATTCCTCGTCCTGCGCGGATTCCTCCTGCGCTCCCGATTCTTCGGCCGGGCTCATTGCCCGAGCAAGTTCCGCCTCGTAGGCGGCGAGTGGATTCGTCCCTTCTTGGGAGTCCGTCACATCAGTCGCCTGATTGACGGCCGTTTGATCGTCGGCCTGTGCGGCAGAATCGGCTTGCGCCTGATCGTCGTGGTTAGCCATGGGCGTCGTATTACCGTCACCATGACGTTTTGTGAAGCCGAAAGATTGCAAAAGGTGAAATTTTCCGGTATCCGAACCGCATGGACAGCCTGAACCCCGGAATTGGCGAACGGACCAAGCAGGATCGGAGGATGGCCGACGCCGAAAGGTTCCTTGGTCGCTACCCGGCGCGGAGGATCATTGCCAAGGACGCGAACACCGGGAAAAACCGGGAGTTTTACGTTTTGGCCAGACCCGGACCCAATGGCGAAGACGAGTCCATCGAGCTTGGCGCATTCTTCGGCGTGTTCCGCGAGGATGGCAAGTGGATGCTCCAAGGCGGTCAAGTCACCGGAGGATCGAAAACCGAAACGGTGAAGAACATCGAGCTTGCCAAGACCGGCAGCGAACCGGCCGATGGCCATCAACACTGGTTGGAAATCACCGGCAACGGCACGGTGGTTCAAGGTCGCCTTGTCGCCGGGTTCACCATGACCGCAGTGAAGGATGCCAAGGGGGCGACCATCACGCAACCGACCTTGCCGACCAAGGCCAGCCCGAACGGGCGGAAGTGCGTTGTGCTTCTCGGGATCTGGAATAGCGGCAGGTTCCAGCCGTCCCAAACCGGAAACATCGCCGTTTCCTTTTGCCCCGGAGCGGGCTACACCGTTTCACGCGGATCATGAGCGCCATCCCGTTCGAGTATGCTTTCATGTCGGATTTCAACGCGCTTTCGCCGTGTTGCTGCCCTGCGGCCGAATGTCCGCAGCCGGTGTTCGAGTATCAGTATCGTGACTCGGTTTCCTGCAAGGGCGGGTTCTCCCCATGGTTGAAGAACGACAGCACCCCGAACGGTTTTGACCTGACGCAACCGGGGAAACTGGTCCCGCTCTACCGCACGCAGACGGAATCGACCAAGATCGAGAAGGCGGGAACGCTTGCCGAAACGTGGCAGTATTCCAGCGGCGGAGTTGTTTCCGATACCTTCGTGTTCAACGCCACGGTCGCCTACGATTTCACGACATCCCAGCAATCGACCTACGACAAGAAGCTGGAGGAATGGGAAGCGGGGTCACAACCGTTTGGCGCATGCCCTCCGGAAAGCACCATCATGGCCGCGCAAGCCACGGCATCGGGCGTGAGCATTGGCGCGGAGGATGAAAACGGAAACGTCGTCGTCACGCTCTCCACCCCGGAGGTTCGTCCGGAAGATCCGGGTAATCCCGGCGAAAAAGCGGGCTTCTACCAATTCCGGGTGGACGGGTTTACCTACACGTCGGGCAACGAGTTCGAGGTGACGATGGCGGCGGATGACGATACCTGCCACGAGTTCCAAGTTCGGCACGTCTGCGGCGGCAACGGCAAGTGGTCGGAACCCAAGGTTTTCTCGGTGGTCGCCAACCCATGTTGCGGCAAGGCAAGCCCCCTGCCCCGCTGCTCGCTGACATTCACCACCGGAAACATCCAATGGGACAAAACCCAGGAATACGTTTCCGACGAAGGGAACGGCACATGGTCCACAAGCTATTCCGGCACCGGCCCGTCTTCGAGTGATTCGGGATCATTCTCCGCCTGCACCGGCACCGAGCCTGACAACGTGCCGCTAGGTCTGTCGTCATTCCAGTTCCGCCCGGCGATTGACTGGCTTCTGAACTCATCGGAAGGCTACGAAACGTCAACCACCTACACCCAGGATGAACGGAAGATCGTTGAGTCCAGCACCCGCTCCGACAGCAGCAGCTACACGCCAGACCCGCTCAATGACCCGCCGGGATGGTATTTGGCCAGCGGCAGCGATGCCGGAACGGCGAAGGTCACGGAAACCCTCGCCTACTCCGATGACCGGAATCAGGGGAAAAGCTCGATCAGCGGAATGTTCGGTGAGTTGCGCGGGCAGGTCCAACGGGTGAATGATTCCTACGGGTGGGGCATGACGGTTTTCGGGAACTGGTGGTGGGGCGAGTCCTACAACGGGTATGCGCGGGCGGTGGGAGTTTATCCGGAAACGGACGGATTCACCTACGAAGGGCAACTGCGGGTGCATCTCCGCCAGTTCCGCTACCGCTGGGAGGTTCCGGTATCCCACGACGGGGATTTCTACCGGGTCCACTGGAGGATCGGCAGGTTCCACGACCGATGGGCGGAATGGGCCGGGGAGTATTACGCATGGGCGGTGGCCAAGCACGCTTTCCTGACCAAGCCGAAAAAGGGCGATCCTGATTACCCGAAGCTCTCGGACTTTTTCAACGACCCGTCCACCCCGCAGAACGAAGCGAAGGACGCGCTGGAAGCCGCGATTGCAGCGATCAACGCCATCTCTGATCCCGGATCGGCACCGGAAGAACCCCGCGACCTCCGCCCGTCCGTCGTTCAGGACTCCTTGGTGTGGCAATGGAACTCCAGCCAAGGCGAGCGGGACCAGGAGAACATCGACCGGTGCGACCCGACCAAGGACACCCGCCAACCGCCGCGCCCGGAGCCTCCCGACCGGGACAACTACCCGGATGCGGAGGATTGGCAGGAGGCACAGGAAGCCCACAAGGAAGCCGTCAAGGAATGGGAGCAAGACCAGAAGGAACTTCGCGCACGGTCCAAGCGGCAAAGCGAGTGGCGGATTGTCACCCCGGATGAATGGTCCGACTGGCGCGGCAAGCCTGACACTGTTCCGGATCTTCCGGAAAACCCCACCGAAGAGGACAGGGAGCTTCACACGCGCCAGAAGCGCCGATACGAGTTCTTGCTGAACCGATGGAGGAACGAGCGTCACGCCTCGCTGGTGGTTTGCGACGTTCGCCGGGTGTGCGGCGAACCACCGGAGGGAGCGGTAGAGGAATGGGATCTGCGTTTCCCCACCACCGAATTGCCCCCCTTGAGCCCCGGCAAGGAAGATCCCGCCCGATGGTCCGAATGGTATGCCCGATTCTCCTGAAAGACCGTTCATCCCGCCGCGCAAGCCCCACGGCATCGAAGGGCTTGGTGATGTCGTTCACATCATCGCTGGTCCTGCGGCCAAGGTGATCGACGGGATGCTGGGTACCGACTGGCAGCACTGCCCGGAATGCGCGGAGCGCCGGAAGGACTGGAACGAGAAGTTCCCGCTCAGGCGTTCGGCTCGTTGAGCATCACGCGGGGTTGTCCCATCGACGCCAACACGCGGGTCTGCGCTTCGGTGTCTTCGTGCGGGCTTTTCAGCACGGTCAGGATGCCAAGCCGGTATTGGCGAAGGTTCTCCCGTTCCCGGTCGGAAAGGTCGCTCCGGTGGAGGATTTCGTCGGCCAAGCGATCGGCTTCACGTTTCCAACGGTCAAGGAACCGGACAAACTCTTCCCGGTCGAGCAGGAACGTGTTGTCGTGGATGATCTGCCGCGCCGTGTTGACGGAGGCATTCGGTCGGAACTGGTCGGGGACAGGGCTGGGGTTCATTGATCGCGTGCAAGTTGTGGAATCTGCGGATAGAACGCTTTCTTGCTAAGTGTGGGATAACTCCTTGTTCTGGCCACGGAATAGATCGCCTTGCGCCAGTTCGCGCTTGATCCGTTCCACGGCGTTTTTGAAGTGTTCCGGGTCTTTCTCGATGCCGATTGCTTTCCGCCCGGTGCGGATTGCGGCGATGATCGTTGATCCGCTGCCCATGTAGGGGTCGAGCACGGTTGCGCCTTCCGGCACCTTGGCCTTGTCCATGCACCACGCCATGAGCGGCACGGGCTTTTGTGTCGGGTGGATTCGAGTCTTGGCTTCCCCCGTGATTGAGAGGTCGCGCTTGCAGTAGATTCCATGCCCGCCCTTCATCCACGCTTCCTCGGCATCGCTCAGGAACGATCCGAAGGCTTCATCGTTGCGCTTGATCCAGATCAGTTTCGTTCCCACTGGCAGCCGTGCGCCGAAGTGGTTTGACCCGAACAGCACCACCTTTTCCCACGCCAGCCAGGGCGAGGGATCGAACGGCTTGTCGTCGCCTTCGATTGGCGTTCCGTAGTCCCTGCCGCTGCCGCGCTTCTTCACGCTGGCAGCATCGCCCCCGCTGAATCTCGCAAGGTTCGTGTCCCATTTCATGCCATAGGGAGGGTCGCTGATGATCGCATCCACGCCTTGCAGCATCGGCGCAATGGCCATGCAATCGCCCAGCCACACCTCAACCCCAAGAGCCAGAACAAGACGCCGCATGGAATCACTGCCCGGCGGCAGTTTCCCTGAAGTCATCATCGGTGGCGGGCAGTGATCCATGGGCTTAGACGTTCATGGCAGCATCTTCTTGGCCTGCGCTTCGAGTTGCCGCTGGAACTCCGTCCCGTCGAACGGAAACACTGGTTTTGGGTCAGCAAACGGATCGGCAGGCTTGAGCTTCACGGCGGCTTGGATCTCGGCAACACGCTTGGCGCGGGCGGTGGCATTTGCGGCGGCGGTCTGTTTGACTGACATGACGTTCCGTGGGGTTCAGGTTACAGGTTCGCCGGGGCTTGTCGAGGCTTCGATGCGGCGGCTGCGGCGGTTCCTTGCGGGTCCGGTCCACCGGGTTGCACCGGGAGCATCTGGATCGGCTGGATCACCCGGTCGGCGTTCTTGACCTGCAAGGCTTTCAGCATCCCCCGGTACATGTCGGCAGTCACCACCTGAACCTCGAACGGTTGGGCGTAGAAGTCCTTCACCAGTTGCGTTGCCCGGAGCGAGGATTCAAGGATCTGTTCGCCACGGTGGCGCTCCAGAAGAACCCGCGTGTCGATCTCCATGTTGTTGATGTCGGCCGGGTTGATCTCTTGGAACCCTTGGACGCCTTCCCCGCCTTCTTCCCCTTCCTCGAAGTAGCGATAGACCTCCATTTCGTCCAAGCGGGTCATCACCAGCTTGACCATGCGGTTCAGCGTCTCCGACACGCCCGGTTCAAGGTGGCCAAGGAACAGGCTGAAAAGCTCCTGCCCGGATTTCTCGATGTTCCGGATGCCGGTGGCGAGTTTGGACGACTCCAGACCGGCGGCTTGCCCGTCGTTGGCGTTCATCACGCCGGATTCGTTCATCATCAGTTGCATGTAGAACTCGATGAACTCCATCAGCTTGTCCCCGATGTTGTCCTCGATGTACACGGATTCGAGGATGTCCTTCGCTTCCTTGTCGCCAATCGGTGTGTAGGTGCCGCCCCAATTCATTTCGAGGTTCGGGTTGGCCCTGCCCTCCACCGTGTTGTGCGGCCTCCAGAAGTCCACGCGCCCGGAGCCGGAAACCGCCCGGTTCTTCCGGTTCATCCACAGGTCGATCACCTGCTGGCTTGGGTTCATCATTTCCATGGCCCCCATGCCATACCAGCGGCCGGGGATCTCGTTCACCCGGACCACCGCAAACGGGCGGCATCCGTCCGGGGTGACGTTGGCCACATAGTCGTAAAAGATCGGGGTGCGGCTTTCCCGGTCGATCACCAGCATGATGTCCTCCAGGATGCCGTCGCCGTCGATGTCGTATCGAAGGTGGAACTCCGCGATCTTGACCATCGGTTGCTGCCGCTCGTTGGTCAGACCCGCCTTGGTGGCGCTGTCCACCTGATCGGAGTTCTGGCCTGCCGCCGTGGTGTTGGACGTTCCGGCGAGTCTGCGAAGAAGCTCCACTGACTTTCGGGTGGCTTCGAGACGCTGGTCGGGCGTGGAGTTTTGCGCGATGGCTTTCTGCCACTCGTCGGCCAGTTCCATGAACGGCCGGTCGTAGAGATGCACCACGCAGTCGGCGTCCTGCACCGTCTCCGCGTCGAGCGGACAAAGGAAGTCGAGGTAGTTGATAACCTTCGCCTCCGGGCCGCGATAGGTGATGATCCGGCGGGTGATGCGCTTCTCCTGCCAAATGGGAACCTGCGGCATGGGCGTGATGCCATCCCGCTTGAGAACCATCAGCCCGGACTCAATCGGTTGGCCGGTCATTTCGTCCACCACCGTCTCGGCAATCCACTCGTCCGCTTCCACGATGTAGTCACCCTGCGCGTCGAGGATGTCGTTGCCTGCTTCGTCAACCAAGACGGTCGCCGTGGTCTTGTAAATCTGCTCTTTGTTGCGCCAAGTGGTCTTTACCACCGCTTCGCCAAGGATGAATGCCCGCTCCACCGCTTGTTCCTCGGTGCGCTTGAGTTTCGCCTGATCCATCTTCCATCGGAGGTAGCGGTCGGACTGGTCGGCTCGGATCATGTCCGCATTCCCCACCGGATACACCGCAAACCAAGGATCGGTGCCGAAGAAGTAGTTGATGGCCCGTGCGACCATCTGACGGCAAATCCGCCGTGCGGCCGGGACAACCAGGTTGGACTCCCCGAAGATTCCGCCAACCAAGCGCGGACGCCACTCCACTTCATTGCGGAACGTCTTGTCGTAGAGGATGCGTTTGCCCATCCACGTCGCCTGCGGTCCATCCTTGCCTTCCGGGTCGGGCAGGGCGATCCCCTCAAAGTTCCACCACTCGCCGCCTTTGGTGATGTCGCGCCCCATCTCCTGCTCAAGATCGCCAAGGCGCTTCATGGCGTGGCCGACAAGCTCCTCCTCCTGCTCGCGGGTCAGCACATAGTCCGTGGGGAACGGCATCAGTGGGGAAACTCCATCGTCCTCGCGGATCACTTCCTCGCCCGGAACCGGTTCGAGCACTCGTTGAACTTGGTCTTGTTGTGGCATGACGTTTTGTGGGGGTTAGCGGCTGTATTTGATGGAGAGGATCGTTTTGGCGTCTGTCCGGGCCTTGGAGACGGCATTTTTCACCGCCTCCACATCCCGTTCCGTGGGGCTATCATAGTTGATGCGGTTCAACTTGAGAAGCGCGAGGGTCCGTTTTCCGGCCATTTCCCTGAACTCCTTCAGTTGTGCCGCGTCCATCTCGACGTTCTGCCCGGTGCGGCGGTGCTTGAACTCCGCCTTGAGGATGGGCGACGGGAACCATGGCTTGCGGTCGTTCGGATCGGCGGCTTTCGCCCACTTGCCGGAATCGCGCCACTTGATGAGCATGCGGTCCACCGGGTGAACCTTGTCGGTGCCGGTGTCCGCGATGTCCACCGAACGGGCAACGGAATCGGCAAGCCCGCCGTCCATGAGAACCGGTTTTCTGCCTTCGCGGCCGTAGGGGTCAACCTTGGCGGGTTTCTGGCCGGTGGGTGCAACTTGGTAGAGCAGTTCCTCCATGAAACCGTTGGAACGCTCGCGGAACATCGTGTCACCCTCGCGGATCGGTTGCTTGATGATGTTCGGAACCACCATGGCGATGCGACCGGCGAGGAACTGGTGGAACTTCCGGTTCTCTTGCAGGTCCGGGGAGGCAAGGACGTTCGTGGTGAGGGCAATCAGGTCGTTCACGCCGCGCATGAACGTCTTGTCCTGCGCCTGTGCCACCAGACCGCCCATCGCGGCTTCAAGGGCTTGCTGGTTGGTCTGACCGGCCCGCCATGACCGTTTGAACGACTTGATCGTGTCGATGGTCGCGGAAAGAGTGGTGGCCAGTGGCTCGATGCGGCCGTAGTTGAACCCGAACCGTTCGCTACCGTCCTTACGGCGGAAGCTGATGCGGAAAGGTCCGACTCCGCTGCGCATCCTGGCGTCCCGCTCCGCCCGGCCCTGCGGGGTGAACGGGGCTGATCCGGTGATAACGAACGGCTTGTCCAAGTCGTCTTCGTCCCCTTCCCCGGCAGCGGTGGCGGCGAGCATCATCAGCAGGACGGTGCCTTGAAGTTGCTGCCCGATCCGGGTGATGAGTTCCGGGTTGCGGCCCTTGGCGTTCCACTTGAACTCCCGCTTGCCGGTGGCGTCGTTCTTGACGAACGAGTTGTCCGCGATGCCAAGCGCGATGTCGATCAGACTGACCGGGTTGAGCGTGTGCCGCATCCCTTTGCGGATGATGTTGAACGGAGTGCGCTGGAACGGGAAGAAACTGACCCGGAGCATGGCGGCGAGTCCCTTCACGGCAAGGTTGTGGTGTTCCTTGGCAATGGCGTCGGTGATCCGACCGGCGACGAAACCGGCCAAGTCGCCAATGTCGCGCACGGGAACCGTTTTATTCTCTCCCTCGGCGTGCGGGTCGCGCTGTCCTGGCAGCGGGTTGGAGTAGATGTAATTCGACGCCTTCTGGCTGGCCATGTGGTAGGAGAAGCTGCCGGGAGTGTTGACTTCCTTTTTGACGAACGTGTCGAACTCCGGGGAACCCGGTTGCAGCCCCTTCGCCTTGGCCAAACGGTAGGCATACGCCCCGACCTCCGCGCACGCGATGAGCGTCCGGTTGAAGTCGTCGGTGGCTGTCAGCAGGCGCCTCGGGATACGCGCCCAATCTCCCTTCTTGCCGGAAATGCTTCCGATCATGCGATGACTGCCGCCGCCAAGGATCTTGTCCCAATCGACCTCCATCGCGTTTACGTCCCGGTCGAACATCGGGTGTTGCGCGGCCATGGACGCTTGGAAGTTGCTCAAGGCGCGGATGAGTGCCGGTTTCATCGCCCGCATGATGTAGCGGGCTTCCCCGTATTGCGCGGACATGGGATCTTTGACAAACGAGTTGATCGCCAAGTCCAATCCACGGCCAACCGTCATTTCCCACGCGGCGGGAAGGATGGCAGTCGCGTTGACCAGCATGGTCTGGAGTCCTGAGAGCATGGAGGCGTAGAACCACTCCGTTGCCTTGTCCACCACGTCGGCGTCGATCTGGCTGATGGCGCGGGAGACGGCCGCCACCTGGGCGATGTCCTCGATGTCGAACCGGTAGTCCTCGATGCCCTTCCCGGCGTCGAAGATTCCCCGGCTGTCGGTGCCGTATTTGGCAAGGATGGAGTCGATTTCCTTCACCATGCGTTCCGCCTGCTCGCGCTGCTTGCCTTTGAGCGAGTCGATCTTGCCAACCGCCCCCGCCAAGCCACGGATGATTTCCACCCGTTCCATGATGCCTGCGCGGTCCTTGGTGTCGAACTCGTAGGATTTTAGCCCATCGGTGAACTCGGGCCGCGACCAGTCGGAGGAAAGCGGGTGCGACTCGGAAACGTCCGGGGTCTTCGGTTTCTTCGTCCGGGGGAGAACACGCTTCGCCGGAACCACTGCCGGAAGCCCGAAATCCTCGACCAGCATCGCCTCGATCATCGCGTCGATGTCGGGAGTCTTGCCGGAATCGCCACCGGGAACCGGCGCGGCTTTCAGCGTGTCCTTCATCGTCTCGCGGATCTGCTCGCGGGTCATGCCGGATTCGAGCATCTGCCGCAGTTGCTTGGCGATTTCCTCGCGGGTCTTCGTCACCGTCTCCTGCGCCTTCTCTGCGGCTTCCTTACCGTAGCGGCGTTTGATGTCGGCAATCGTCGCGCCTTTCTGCACCATCTTCACCACGCCCTGATCCAAGAGGTTCTGCTTTTTTAGCACTTCCTTGACCAAGCGGCTGTTCTCCAGTTGCAGGTCGCGGTTCTTGCCAAGCACCTGTTCGATCCGCAGTCCCAGCTTCGCCAGTTCCGCCTCGACCTCCTTGATGCGCTGCTCGGCCGCTTTCTCAAGGTAGGCTTTGCGCTCGCGGGGAGGAAGCAGACGGGTCCGGGCTTCCACCTTCTGACTCGGCTTGAAGATCGCCCCGGCGATTGCCTGCTCGGCGCGTTCGGCGGGCGTCATAAACCGATCCATCCGCATCCGGAGCGAACGGGCGGTTTCCCGACCAACGGCAATGTCGGCAAAGTGAAGAGCGGTGATTTCCGCCATGCGCTTCGGATCGCCGGATGCCACGGCTTCGCGGGTCTTGCGGTCCAGAAGCAGGTTGATCGCGTGCTGCTTGTAGTCGGCCACCGAATCGCCGCCACGGTCGGAGAATGCGTTCTCAAGAAGCAGTCGCTCCACGTCCTCGGGATACTTCTCAAGGTATTCCCTGCCCTTGGCCATCACGTCGCGGTCATTCCGCACGGTGCGGGTGTGCAAGTCATAGGCGCGGATGATGTCGCGCTCCACGCGGGACTCGGTGGTCGAACCTGGATTGGAGAACGTCGGATCAACCCCGATGCTTCCGGGGCCGTATTCCTTGGCCTGCTCGCGGGCCATGTCGAGCTTCGGCTGGGCGGCTTGCACCTTGGCGTTGGCGCGGCGTTGGAAGAGTTCCGGGCCTTCGTCAGCGTCCTTGGGCATCGGCGCGGCCCTGAGCGTGTCTTTCACCAAGTTGCGCGAAGGAATCTCGGTGACGTTGGGTGCCGACTTCGGGCGCGGCAGCAACGGCTTCCCGTGCTTGGTCAGGCTGTGAACCGACACGGTTTGCTTTTTCCCGCCCTTGGTTTCAATCGTCCACCACCGGAAGCGATCCGGCGTGGAGTCGGGCTTTAAGATGCCTTTCAGCACGTTCGGGTCAAAGTCGGACGCAGGACCAAGCACTTCGACTTGCTGGCCTTGGTAAGTAGCCGAAAACGGCCAGTCGGTCATCTCCAGTTCGCTCAGTTCGGCAAAGTGCGGTTTGGCGTTGTCCCTGTCGCCCCTGATCGCCTTCACGGCCTCGACGCGCTGCTCGCGGGTCAGGTTTTTCCACTCGGGATCACGCGGAGTCACTCGCGGTGGAAGCGGGGCGGCGCGGAGGGACGAATCGCCACGGCGGGCGGGAACGGCATCTGCGACCGACCGGAGCGTGTCCGGGTCAATGTCGGAAAGGTCGATGTCCGTTCGCCCTGCCTCGACGTTCTGGTCGATCACCAGCATCCGCGTGCGGACTCCGGTTCCTGAGTTCTTGAACGCTCCTTCCGGCAGCTTGATGACCACCGCGCCCTTGTCGGAAAGGAACTGCCTGAACTCCTGTGATTGCTTGTCGGAGCGGAAGAATCCGCCTTCACCGACGATGGCCACGAGTCGCCCATCCGGCGTCAACAGGCTGAATGCCTTCATTACATGCGCCATGTCCTGCCAGCCAGTTCCCGCCTTGCGCTCGAACGGCGGGTTCATGTGGATGGTGTTGAACAGTCCAAGCGTGTCGGCCACTTCAAGGAAGTCGGCATTCGTCACGTTGTATCCCTGCCCCTTGAGGTAGTCCGCGTTGTCTTGCCGGAACTCGACGGCGGTGATGGACCGCAGGTTCTTGCTGCCCTTGGCAAAGCGGATCAGGTTGCCCCGTCCCGCTGACGGTTCCAGTAACTTGCCCCTCGCCCCGGAAATCTGCGTCATCAGAGCGGCCAGCGACAGCGGGGTTTCAAAGAACCCGTGCGACTGATCGCCCTTCTGGCGGCGGTTCTTCTCCAGCCGCTCCGCCTGCTCGAAAATGTCGGATTCGGCCACTTCGACCTCGCCGTCCGTCTGCTTCACGTCGGCACTGCCCTCGAAGTCGAAATCATCGGTCAGCACCTTCGCTGCCTTCATGTCGATGCCCTTGACCAAGGCACCCATGTCCCGCATCCGGCGACCAACCCGGTTGGCCAGCATCCGCTCAAAAGCGATGTTGTCGGCAAACAGCCAGTTGATGAACGCCTTGGACTGTAACCCGTAGCGAGCGACCCGCCCGGATACTTGATCGACTCCGGTTGCCACCCACGGCAGGTTGATGTTGATTTGGACGGTCGGGCGGTTGCCTACCTTGTCGTGAAGGGAAAGCCCTGTGCCGCCCTTGGCCATGGTGGCGACGATCACGCGCTTCTCTCCGCGCAAGAACGCTTCCTTGTCAGCCTTGGCCTTTGCGCCGGTCACGCTGCCGGTGTAAACGCCCACCTTGTCCGCTCCGCCAAGGGCCCCGACGATCTCGTCCTCCACGCTGGGAAGTTGGATTTCGATGTCGGCCTCATACATGGCCTTGGCAATGTCCATGATGAACGGGGCGAATGGAGAGGGCCCTGGGCGTTCGCCATACTTGCGCTTGATAGCGGCTTCCCGTTTCCACGAGTCCATCATTTCCGCCATTTCCGGGAAGGTGTAGTGCTTGGAATCGCGGCCGTTTTCCTTTTGGTATGCCTCGCCGGTCTTGTAGCGGCCAAGCCAGCGGTCGGCTTTCGTTTCCACGAAAATCACCACGTTGTTCGGGCTACCCTTGGCGTCTGTGTCGGCAAGGATACGCTTCGCCTCGGAAACGGCATGCTCGACCTTGGACGCTTCGAGGATGCGCTTGACCGTGTTGGTCATGTGCATGGAAACCTGAGAGTTCTCGCGGGCGTCACGGATGCTGCCGTCCTCATTGCGATACTTGGCCATCGCGTCGTCGTAGGCGGCTGTCACCCGGTCGTAGAGAGTCACCCACTGGTCTGCGGCCTTAAACTTGGTGAACGTGCTTTCCACCATCTCCATCGGCAGTCGCATCGGGCGCGTGACCATGATTCCTTGGCGAACGAACCACTGGCGGGCGGCAAGACCGTCCTCAAGTTTCCCTCCGCGCCAATACAGCGTTTCCTCGATCTGCTCTTGGCCGGTCTGTGGATTGAAGAACTTCCGGCGCTTCACGCTGGCACCGTAGGCTTTGCCCCACTCGACATGCCCGCCCGCCTCGTTGAATAGTCCGGTCCCGCCAAGGTAGGCGGCTTGCACCGGGTTTTCAAACGGGGTGGCGCTGGCAAAGATCGTGAACTTGGCATTGGCCATCATCGGCTGGGATTTTTCCCCGCGTGCTGCCTGCTCGTTTTTGACGTTGTGCGCCTCATCGAAGATCAACACGGCGTCCTTCTCCATCGGGATCGGCTTGGTGCTCATCTCCGAATAGGTGTGGAACTTCACGTCCGACACGCCAAAGTCCGCAAGGTCGGCTTTGATCTGCTCGATCAAGTCTTGGTTCATCGTCACATAGACGAACGACTTGGCTCCTTTGGCCCGCATTTCGCGGATTGCCCCACCAAGCACGAACGTCTTGCCGGTTCCCGCTCCGTTGCCAAGGATGAACGCTGGCTTTCCTGCTTGGAACGCCGCCGTAATCATGGCGATGTCCTCGATCTGGTCCTCGACCACCTCGGCGGGCATGCCAAACTTCAAGCCACGGCGGATCAGCGCCGCTGTACCGGCGTCCACCGACGAGATTGCATCTCCTCGATCTCTTCGTTCGTCGGAACTCCCATCAAGCCGTTCTCGAAGTTCTCGGAGTCTTGCATCTTCATCAGGGTCATTGCTAGCCCCGGAGTCGTCCTGAGTGCTTCCCGACTGGCTTTCCGGCGCTGGCTTTCCAGCGAGGGCATTGGCGATTTTTTGTGTGGGGTCTTCATCTGAGAAAATGGACCACGCCTTTGCGGGAGCATACCACTTGGCACCAAGGTCTTTCAAGGCGTCTTTCACGTCAAACGTCTTGCCCTTGATCCGCCAGACGGCTTTCCCGGTCTTGGTGGCCTCTTTTTCGAGGGTGATGCCGCGCTTTGCGAGTTCGGAGGCGGCTTGCTCCGGTGAGAATGTTTCGATGTCGGCGGTGGATTCGACGGCGGTGTCGG